AAGAATTTCATTAGCCAATCCTAGAGAAGTTGATAATTATATTTTAGACCAATTTACCAGTACTGGATCTACCATAAGTGAATTTAATTCTTCACAAATTGCTGGCAATACTGATAATATAAAACTTTATTTGGGTGAAGATATAGACGGATATTATCAAGATTTCTTTTTAACAAACAACATTGAACTAAGTGAAGAAAACATAAAACAATTTAGGCCTTTAATTTATATGTATGCTGGATTGAGAGCCAACGGAGACTCACCAACAAAAGAAAGATTTGTCTCATATATAAAAGACAATATTACATTGCCGTCGCCAACTAAGATTGATTCAATGAGCGTTAGCGGTCCAGATAAAAGATTAAAATTATTTTTAGATCAATTAATACATAGAATACAAATAGATTTGAAAAGCGAAAAAGTAGCGGCCGTAAATAAAAAAAGAGGGTATAGTGACGATATTATTAAATTAGAAATATATAACTTGTTTAAATCATTCAATGATAAATGGACATCTGGAAATTCAATAGGCCAAAAAACATTAATGGAAGAATTTTTATTCTTGGATAAAGCGAATAGGGATATTGGTAGTTCGGTTTATATTGATATGGAGAAATTAATGAGATTAACAGCCAAGGGTAATGAAAAAATTAATTTATTTAGTGCGGTCAGTCTTTTAGTTCAAGATACTGGGTTTGATATAAGAGTATTACCCGCATATGTTAATTTTTATGGTACAAATTATTCAAATACGAAAAAAGTAATGCCATCTAAAACTGTTGCTGAAAATATGTTTGGGGCATTTCTTGATATTGATTACGTGGATTCTTCTCCAAAGATTATATTGCAATATATTGGGCCAACTTCAAAACATTTGGAATTATCTGATATTAATTTTAAATACAAATATAAAAATGACGGATTTAATATTGGAGATGTAAATAATAATCCTATTATTATTGCGTCCGATGTCTTTACCAGAATGGATTTTTCGAAATCAAATAAAGTTGTTGCATTTGAAGTAAGTTTTGGTGATCAAAATCAATCTATTTTTAAAGGAGTGGAATTAGACCAATCATCAATAAAAAACACATCAGAATCGTTTATAGTATTGGATAGATTAGGACGAAGCGAAAGTGGGTCTAGCACAGCACAAATTGATGTTGGACTATTCGACATATATAGACAATCATCATATCAATGTCAAGTATCGGCAATGGGTAATGTTATGATACAACCAACAATGTATTTTTATTTAAAAAACATTCCATTATTTAAAGGATCATATTGGATTACCGAAGTAACTCATACTATTAGAACAACAGGTATTGATACCTCATTTAAAGGATCAAGAATTCCATTGCAATCTTTACCAAATCCAACAGATTCATTTTTGGCTAGTTATCGATCACTTTTTGATAGAATGGTAAAAAGAGCCGATGTTAAAGTTAAAGAAATGCAATTAACAGGTAATACGGGTACTGAAGAGACAATAAGTAGTGATGCTGGCGCCTTTACATATGATATGGGAGATAAAAGTAAGGCGCCAAGTGGTGAAAAGCACATTAAAGAAGCGGGAGTAACAGAATACGGAATACCATATAATGGATTTGATGGCGAGAAATATATCCAAAAAATATCACATCATAATGATAATGTTCAATGGTTAAGGGCAATTGCCGTTCTTATGGATGGAACTAAATATCCAATTGACACAGGTACTACTATGAATATACTTTCTAATCTAACGCCTGCAAGTATTGATAATCCACATCCAATAATATGGAATGATATTAAAGATCTAAGTAAATCACAAGATTTTTATGTAACTAAATTTAATTTAGGCAGAATAACTCCAGATTATCTTATTAATCATTTTCATAAAACAATATTTATAAATCCAAACACTAAAATTGAAAAATCCGAAATTATAACCACAAATATGAGTAATAGTGGTAATAGATATAATGGACCTATTAGTGTTGGGCCAGGCATATCGGGTGTTGGTGTCGGATTGTCAAAATCGTTAATGCTAAAATTGAAGTTAAATGATGGAGATGTTGTTTATTTCAAATTAACAGAATGAAATTAGTAAATTGTTAGATATTTATATAAAAATTGAATTATGACTAATAGAGACAAAGCAATAGAAGATTTTTTGAATAAAACAGTCATCAAAGATGTTTCCGAAGATGGGACAGAAGAAACCATTTGTGATATAGCAACTGGCGAATGTTATGTGATTAGAACAAAAGATGGTCTAGTTGAACGGATTAATAAAAAATACATAACCGAAGACGGAAGACAATTATTACAAGATTAATATATAAAAATATGGAAAACTTATTACAGGAAGAACTAAAGCGTTTCAATGCTATAAACAAATATACTGAGAGACTATTATCAGAACAAGAACCTCCGTTACCGCCACCGCCAGCAGATCCAGCAGCTGCGGCACCACCAGCAGATCCAGCAGCTGCGGCACCACCAGCAGATCCAGCAGACCCAGCAATACCGCCAGCAGAAGATTTACCACCTGAAGCAGAAGAGAAAGGTACAGATTTGGGTGATACAGATCCGTCTGCAGACGACACAACCGAAGAACTTGATATTACAGATTTGGTTAATATGACTAAGAGTATTAAGAAACAACTAGATGATACACAAGGCCAAGATACGGGTGCCACACAAAAATTAGATGATGTTTTTACAAAGTTGAATGATTTAGAAGCCAGATTAGGTGAAATGGATAATGTATTAGCAAAAATTGATCAATTAGGAGATCAAATTCAACAGGTTAAGCCAAAAACTCCAATGGAGAAACTTGAGATGAGATCATTGGATTCGTATCCATTTAATAAAAAGCCTGACGATTTTTTTGCCGAAAAACGAGGCGAAATGGAAAAAACAGGAAAAAATGAATACGTCCTTACTAAAGGAGATGTCGAAAATTATGGTAAATATGATGTAATGAAGTCATTTAACCCAAATATCGATCAAAACACATTTTAATACTTGAAAATTTCAAAATAATTATGTATCTTTAATTTGTCTGGGGAACACAGACAAGAAAATCATGACGAACTACCTACATTAGTGGGAGTGATGACTCATGAAGCTCACGGATTTCTAATTCGTGGGTAGTTCACTATATTAACTTATTTTCTAATACGCCGCACGCGGCAACGGATTTTTTAAAATGATTGGACTTTATATTAAATTAACATTATCGGCTTTGGAGGAACATATCTTCCGAAGCCGATTTTTATTTATTTTCAAAAAATCTTATTTGTTATTTGGTAATTATATATTTTTTACTTATATTTGATTACATAAAATTTTATTAACTAAATTAAATTAAATTATGGGAACATTTGAAGCAGTACAAGAACAGTACGAAAAAAACAAGAAAGCCGCAGGCGGCAACAAATTCGCCTCTCAAGAGGAACGAATGAAGAAGTATTTTACCACCGTATTACCGAAAGGTTCTGAAAGTGAGGAAAGACGGGTACGCATCTTATCTCCAAAAGATGGATCGACGCCGTTTGTAGAGGTATTTTTCCACGAAGTACAGGTGGATGGAAAATGGGTTAAACTTTGGGACCCGAAGCAGGAACATAAACGTTCTCCCTTGAACGAAGTTAAAGACAGCCTTGAAGCTACTGGCGTCGAATCTGACAAAGAACTAGCGAAATCCTATCGCTCACGTAAATTCTTTGTTGTAAAAGTAATTGACAGAGATCATGAGCAAGACGGCCCAAAATTCTGGAGATTTAAGAATAACGCCAAAGGGGAAGGCGTTTTTGATAAAATCTACCCGATTTGGAAAAATAAGGGTGACATCACCGATCCCGTTAAAGGTCGTGATTTGATTCTTTCATTATCCCTTACCACATCAGGCACAGGCAGAGTGTATACAGTAATCAATTCTATCATTCCAGAAGATCCTAGTCCATTACATGAAAATGAGGAGACGGCACAGAAATGGCTTAATGATCTTCTTGTATGGTCAGATGTTTATGCTAAGAAACCAGAGGAGTATCTCGATATGGTCGCCCAAGGGGAAACCCCAAAATGGGATAATGATCTTAAAAAATGGGTTTCAGCGGCAACAGCAGAAGAAACAATTGCTGGATCAGTACCAGGTAAAGTTCCTGAAGATCCACAAGCGGAGGCAGAACCCGATGACGAGGCAGATTTACCTTTTTAATCTAACTAATCGCCCACATCTATTAAAGGTGTGGGCGATTTAATAATTTTTTTATAATAATAGATATGGCAATTAAAAAACAAGATTTTTCAGCAATAAAAAAGAAATATTCAGAAGAGGCATCATTTAAGCCTGACAGATATTTTGATTTGGGGGACGCTTTTTTGGATGCTTGCGGCATTCCAGGCCCCGCTATGGGGCATTTAAATATGTTATTAGGACATAGTGATACAGGAAAAACCGTTGCTCTAATTAAAACGGCAATAGACGCACAGAGAAAAAATATATTACCTGTTTTTCTTATTACAGAACAAAAATGGACATTTGAACATGCAAAACTGTTAGGATTTCAATGTGAAAAGGTGGTTAAAGAAGATGGAAGTTTTAATTGGGACGGATTTTTTCTTTTTAATAATCATTTTGATTATGTTGAACAAATTACAGATTATATTACTAGCTTACTTGATGCTCAAGATAAGGGAGAGATAGATTATGATTTATGTTTTTTATGGGATTCTGTGGGTTCTGTTCCATGTAAAATGACATTTGACGGCAAGGGTGGAAAACAAGCGACCGCATCGGTATTATCGGATAAAATAGGAATGGGACTAAACCAGAGAATTACTGGATCACGTAGGTCAGATAGAAAATATACGAACACAATGATTATGTCCAATCAGGCATGGGTTGAATTACCAGATGGGCCATTTGGACAGCCAAGAATTATGGCTAAAGGGGGAAATGCAGTATGGTTAAATTCAACGTTTGTATTTTTATTCGGAAATCAGAAAGGAGCAGGCATAACTAAGATATCCATCACGAAAGATGGTAGAAAAATTAAAATAGCAACGAGAACTAAAATTAGTGTAATGAAAAATCATCTCACTGGACTTGGTTATGAAGACGGTAAAATATTAATAACAGCTCATGATTTTATGAAGGCAAAGAACGAGGCCGAAGAAAAAAAATCTATCGAAGAATATAAAAAAATTGCTGGGGAATATATTAGTGAGAAATTAGGTGTTTCTATATCAGAAATAATAAACGCAAATATTATACGTGAGGAAGATACCGAATAGGATGTTACAAAAAATTTGCAGTAAATGTGGATTAGAAAAAGAATTAGATGACTTTGTTAAAAATAATAGGAGTAAATCTGGATATTCTTGTGTTTGTAGTACATGTAATAATGAAAGAAGTAAAAAATATAGAAAAAATAACTCACAAAAATGTTTAAAACTTACACGAGATTGGTGTCATAAACATCCTGAATGGGTTTATAATAGGTATAAAAAATATCGATTAGAAAATCCTGAAAAAATTAATGAAAATCATAAAAATTTTTATAAAAATAATCCAGAAAAAAGAAAAGAATATCGTAAAAATTATAAACCAAGAAAAAGAGAGAGAAGAAAAGAAAGACAAAAAGATGATCCAGTTTATAAAATTACTAATAATGTACGAGGCAGAATGTATAAATATCTAAAAAAACTTAATATAACGAAAAGAAATAGGACATTCGAAATTGTTGGAATGTCTCCATCAGATTTAAAGGAATATTTAGAAAAACAATTTACTGATGGAATGAATTGGGAAAATCACGGGCAATTTGGTTGGCATATTGATCATAGGATGCCATTAGATTCAGCAAAAACGGAAGATGAATTATATAAATTATGTCATTACACAAATCTTCAACCTTTATGGTGGTTAGATAATATTCATAAATCTACTAAAATCATTTGATTTTTCGAAAATTTTATGTATCTTTAATAATATATAAAAATAAAATTTAAAAATAAAAAACATGAAGAAACTATTAATTTTATTGGCCTTAGTTGTCATATCAATTTCGGGATTCTCACAAAGTAAGTGGGATGGATTTTTTAAACCTGTTACTCCACAACAATTTCAAAGTTATCTTAAAGGAGTTTCGGCTGTAAATCCCAACGTGTGGTTATTTAGGCCAGCAGTTTCAATTGCTGCAACAATAGTAACATATGATCGTGTTACAAAAGAATGGAACGCAACGGCATTTAATTCCGTTGGTATGGGTATCGGTTATCAACATTATATTGATCTTAACGGTGCTCCATATAATAATTTTGGTTTTAACGCATTAGTATTTGTTAATGCCACTCCCGATGCCTCATTATCATTTGCAGGTACAGTAAGCGCATTAAAATTTATTGATGTCGGTGGCGGATACAATGTAGGAACAAAAAATCCTTTTGTTTTATTGGGTGTCAAGTACAATTTCTAGTATTTACGAATAATTTCTATGAATGACCACTTTACTGGTTGACGGCGATAACCTACTGACTATAGGGTACTTCGGTGTAAAAAATTACTTCTACAAGGGTGAACATATTGGGGGAATATATCATTTCCTCAATACCCTAAGAAGATCTTTCGAAAATTATCACCTTGATAAAATAGTGGTTTTTTGGGATGGAGAGGATGGATCTCTGTCACGTAAAAAAATATATTCCTATTACAAAGATAACCCCAAAAAGCCAAAGAGTGAGAACGAAATCAATTCTTATAATTATCAAAGACAGAGAATTAAACAATATTTAGAAGAAGTATATGTTCGGCAGGGAGAATATAAATATTGTGAGACCGATGATTGCATTGCATACTATACCCAGATAACCCCAGATGAAAAGAAAATCATTTTCTCGTCTGATGGAGATCTAACACAACTTGTTAACGAAAAAACGCAACTCTATAACCCATCACATCATAAATTATATAAGCCAAAAGATACGTTTGTTTATGACCACGAAGAGATTTTAATTGAAAATATCAAATTGGTTAAAATGTTGTGTGGTGACCCTTCTGACAATATAGCGGGAATCCGAAATCTTGGAATTAAAAGATTAAAGGAGATGTTTCCTGAAATTGTAACTCAACCCTTGACCTTGGAATAT